ATTATTGATAAAACTAATAAACTTTGATAAAACTAATAAACTTACAAACATGGATAAGATTTTGCCGCCTTATCCGGGGGGTAACAATAGAGATTACGAAAAGATTAATAAAGTCTTTGACGCTATTTCTCTTGCGAACGCTAATGCAATCAGCACTTGCACCTTTGATGTTAAGTACCAACTTGACAGCAATCAGTTCGCTCTTGCTACCACCCTATTCGCTCCCAGAGTGCTTAAACTGGTTGAGCATCCAAGACCACACCCCCATCCTGTGGCAGCTATGATGACAGATTATGCCCATAGCTTGTTTGTAGATCGTGCCGTGAAGCACTTTAAAAACTATGGTGAACCTTCGATTGATATTGGAGGATCACTTGAAAAGTACAACGGTCAGAAGATCCACGTCTGTACTAGAATAGTCAACCCACGTGAAGAAAGTAGATATAAGAACCAGGTCTACAGAATGGGTGACTCTAACGCTTATAAATTAGCGTGTAATGGCATATTTAATTGTTGCCAAAATGGGGCCGAATTTTGCAAATTTAAATCTGCTTATGCATACAGCATTAATGTCAACTACGATGTCACCTTTGATCAAATCATTAAGTTCTTTGATCAACATCGTTTGCAAATATACGATGTAGCCATGTTTTTACCATGCGAGCTCATAGATTTACGGCTAAAAATACCATCAAAATTATATGACATCTCCATTAATGGTAACAAACTTATATGTTCATTCAAAGATTTATCCAACGCCTATGAGCACGATTATGATACATGGCGTGCATACTTAACCAACACTCATATTGTCACTAATCATTATCAAATCGCAATTGAAATAACTGAAAGCATCGGTTCTTTTTGTATACTGAGATTCACCCGTGTGCAACAAGGTCGTCCCAACAACGGTGTTATTCAAAATTTCTTCGCTCACAACAAGAGTGCTGATTTTATTCGTGTCATCAACATCGACAAACTTTACGGTGGTGTATATTTGATTCCTGATATTGCAGGTTACATGTCTAGGAAGATTAAGAAGGGTGACTTGAACAAGAACCTCATTGTATTACCGAGGGAGTTCACTGACTCTTTGCTTCAATGGGCATATGGTGCCACTGATGATCAGTACAAATTTAATAGTTTTTCATCATATGCAAGATCTAGAGCACAATCACTTCATTATGACCCTAAAGCACTTAATATGGTTGTGTATGAAGGTTTGCATACCTCCATCGTGGACTACGAATCGCTATTGATTTCTCTTTTTATCATCTGTGCAGTCCGTAGATTACATCGCACCAAGAACGTTGGTTTAATATTCAATGAGCTTAAACTTAAAAGTAAGAAGGGTGTTTTGAGCTTGACCTTACACGGTATCTGGGATAAATTATTTGGAATGACTGTTGATGCACTGCGTACTGCAGACTCTGACATCAGATTACTTTTAGGTATTTCAACCGATCATTTTATAACAAGTATATATGATATTCTCGATGTCAATATCATTGTGCCTGATAAGATCATATACCGTAAAAGATTTGAGCGCTTATCATTTGCAAATGATATTGACATGATCAAAGATTACCGCAATGGACCTGATGCACCACCACCACCACCTAGCGGGGGTGGTGATGGTCCTATTAAACCAACTTACACCGGTACTGTGAATATGGGTAAACTTGATACTATTGATGAGGATTGTGTTTATGAGATTGACGGTCATCCTATCATCACACCTGTTCCACGCCGTGTGATGTTCAATGTTTTCGGTCGTAGGATTGACGTTGATTCGTGTGCTAATAATGAGATTATTGATATCGTTGATGTTTGTGGTCGTAAAATGGCAGTTCTTAAGAAAGTTGGTAGTGTTGTTGACTTATTTTCCCATTTACCATCCAGCAATATTTATAGTAGTACGACCACTATCAACACCATCACCGATTCATCCAGCTTAACTCGTGTCAGTAGTGTGAGCAGTATGACCACGATACGCTCTGACACCACTATAACATCAGACAGCTCATCTGATTGTAGTGATGGTGATCATGGTGGTGCTGATCCTCCTATTATGGGTGATCACGGTTTGTTCGTTGAGCCAAAACTATTTAATGGCTCTGGTCAATGTGGTTACCAAACATTATCACGTGCAATTTGGAAAGATGCTAAGAGACACTTAGTCACTGATTACAATGACCAAGATATTGCATTATTTCAAGAAGCTACTGTTTGCACGCATTACATGGATAGTGACGAGGATCAAGAACCAGTAGAATACACTTTTGAGGTTCCCCATCGAGTGCGTAACCATTTATTGAACGAGGAGAGTACTTGGTTAACTGATGTGGAGCTTGCTTTCATTGCATTCGTCAACAATTATGACCTTCACATTAAAACCTATTCTGCCCATATGCTTTACAAGACATACGGTGGTTTCCCTCGCACCATCAGTGTGGAATTCCAAATGGGGTTCAAGGGTGTTGAAGATGGTCACTGGGAGTTGATAAGTGTCATACATAAGAATGATCGTAAGTTTAAACCTAACTACACTGGTGGTTATAAGCTTATTGATATTTCAAATGATATTATTAGTTTCCAGGAGGTCAAACAGTCTAAATTCTGGGGTATGTGTAAACGCACCTGCCAACTATCCCAAAAAATGGAGGATATCGTTGCATATATTGATACAATGCCTAATTGTCGCGACATTATTGATATGTCATTTGCACCAGGTGTGTTGATCCAAGTGTTAACTTCTAAGCCAACCAAGAGACGACATGTTACTGCTTGGCAATACTCTGGGGTCAATTCACTTAAAGTTGGTAAAAATGTACGTATTAAACCATCTGAGATATACGATGACATATCGAAAGTGCATTACAACAAATACTCCTCAGGTTGTATGGCTGTGTTTGACTTTTACATACATGACGTTAATTTCACTGAACGTGTATTCTCTTATTTTAGACATATGATCACCAAGGTTGATGTATACTCTGATGCCTTTAAAAATCAGACATTTGTGAACTGGCTCAATAATTTTGCCACGATTTCAATTATTGAGTCTGATTACAGCAACCCTACTTCTGGTGAGGTTTATTTACATTTGTCGCATGATGGTGAGAAAAATTGCACACGTCGTGTCATTGATCTTAACAACGTAATCTATGACAGGGAGAAGAAGTTTATGGCAACGGGTGACATACAGATATCACATTTATTTGATTCTGTTGTTTACGTGCACACCGATCGTGATTCTAAACGTAATGCACGCACGACACATTCTGTTTGCATTGCTGAGAACAATAAATACGTGTACGCAATACCTGCTATTTGTGGTGTCTCCGGTTCGTCGAAGACTAAGAATATCGTTGACACTATGGGTAGGGACACAATACTTGTATCAGCCGTGTCCACTCAGAAAACCTCTGTTCAGTCATTATTTTTGAAATTTGATGAGTACTTGACCAACAACCCCCATCTCAAGAATATTGTGATTGATGAGTATACCATTCTTCAACCGTCACAGCTAGCAGTTTATTGCGACTTAGCCGCACATCACCACAGATGTGTGTACGTTATCGGCGACCCAATGCAAATTGACTCTTTTCCGCTCTTCGAAGATAATGGTGAACATGTTTACAAGATGACAGACAAATATAGAACTCGCACTGATCGTTGCGCACGCAAAATCACCAATCTATTTGCACCCATGTTCGCTAAGAAGGGTATTAAAATTGATACTAGTCGCGATAATGACGGTGTGGTTAAGATTGTTAATACTATACCGAAAGGTAAGGATGTAATCTGTTTTACACAAAAGAAATCCAAAGAGTTATGTTCTATGGGGCATATTGTAAGAACTGCAACTGAATCGCAAGGTCACACTTTTGACGCGGTGGTTGTTAACTGTTCTGATATACTCGATATTAGTGTTGATACTAGGATCAGGCATGCTTATGTTGCAGTATCACGTGCTCGTGATGAGATCCTTTTCTATGGTAGTGATGATGAGGTAACTTTCTTTTTAACTGTGCTCGGTACGTCCATTGAAAATGCAGTCGATGTTGCTAATATACCGTTATACAATGACACACAGATCAAGGAAAAATCTGTGATCAAATTAGATCGTGAACCCATCGTTATCGATCGCGCACCCATAACCACCTCAATGGTCACAGCTATATTAGATAAAACTATCGCTTCATCTGCGCACAATGATAATGATGTTACTGTTGCTCCTAAGTTTGTCGCTCATTGTGAAACTAAAGTTAAGATTAATTTAGATCATGTGTTAGGTAAGGACATTCAAACTAATGGTCACACCATTGCATCGAAAAACTACACTCGCAAATCTCATAGCAAAAACCCACTAAGTACCATTAATACAGTGTTAACGAGATATGCAATGAAGAGGAGGGATACTAAACATCAAGAGCACATTGATAAATTGCGTCGAGGTATGGATAAATTCGTGCATCTTCAGAAACTTCGTGAAACCTCCTTGGTTACTAAGGAGGAGCTGTACACACATTTTTGCGATTACATCATATTATTGAATCGCAAGATTAAAGGTGGTGATTGTATTGAAGCTGCAATGAGTCCTGAAGCCAAGAACGACTTGCTTACTATGTTTGATTTTATGTTATCAAATCCCAATAAACACAAGAATATATCATCAATACAACTTGAGTGGTACGAACCAATGTCACGTGTCATCACTTTTTTACAGAAAAAGCAGGAGAAACACTTGACGTCTCACGGCAAAGATGCTGATTATAAAGCGGGTCAAGGTATAAGTGCATGGAGCAAAATACTTAACTGCATGTTGTGTGCCTACGCACGTGCTTTTGAAGCTGCCATCATTAAGAACTTGAGACCCGGTGTCATTTTTGCCTACAACAGATCTGATGCTGAAGTTTCCACTTTCTTAGGCCAATTTAGTGAGCAGTACAATGACGATAGATACATTTCGAGCAATAATGATTTTACTGAAATGGACACTTCACACAGTAGATCATCTATTGAGTTGGAGTGTGATGTTCTCGCTGCCATTGGTACACCGAGATTCATTGTTGATGAGTATGTTGGTATGAGAGAGCAATGGAAACTAATGTACTCAAATTCTGATGGTGTCACCACCCTTGTTAACGAATGGTTACAACACTCTGGTCAATTGTTCACGTTAAGCGGTAACACTTTACTCAACGTCGCTGCAGTTGGTGCTTTTGTTGATTTCGGTGATATATTGTACGCCTGCTTTAAGGGTGATGATAGTCACATACGTTCAACTAAATCCGTCCCAAAGAAAGGTAACATTGGTAGTATGGAGAAAGAGTATGGTTACAAGTTCAAAATGTCTAATGACAAAGTCAGTGAATTCATTGCCAATATTGTTACTCCGCATGGTTTCTTTCCTGATGTTTTAAGAAGAACCACTAAAGTCATCAGCAAAACCTACGAGAATAAAGATGATTGGGAGGAATCGAGGATTAATATCAAGGAGTCAATCAATGTTGTGCTAAACAATGAACACAAACTCATTGGTTGCCTTCTTGCTAGTAAACACTACGCTGAAAATGGTGTTATCATTTCTGCTCCTGAGATTGAACTTCTTTATGACTACCTTCACCAACTCAGTAAGATTGATTATGAATCTGGTGATTTTAAGCGTATTATGGGTAGTATGAGAATGTTTATCGACTCCTACACATCTCACTTTAAAATTTCCATTTAATTAGTTAAAATGATGCTCTATCAGATAATAAAATGTTTTTCAATTATATATAACGCATCACTTAGTTTAATTAAAATGAACACCAATGTGGTCCCCAAGTCTAAAAGCAAGAATCCTATTCGTCGTATTCCTCCTTCTGGCCTTACTTATCGTCCTACTGTCGCTCCTACTGCAAGCATTCGGAAGAAACAAAATAAGAAACGTGTTTCTCGCCCTAACAACAAGCGTGTTGGCAACAACAACAGCCGCGCCCTTGTCGAACTACGCAAGCAGATGGCTCAATTGCAACCATTAGGACTCAACAATCACCCGTACATGCAAACACGTCAACACTGCAAACCGAATCCGAGACCTTCAATGATACCTGATGGGTCTGGAGGAAAAGCAGTGATCATACAGGCCTACGACAGAAATGTTATCGACACTAATTCTAGTACCGTCACCTTTCAATTCTCCCCGATCTTTCCGCATTGCGCAGCTGTTTTACCGGTCACTACTGGTAGTGGTCTTAGTATTAACGGTATCGCAATGGGTGCACAGGTTGGTTCCGCCACTGTGTTACACAGTTTACCGTTTTCACCTTTTAAAAACGGTGCTAGTGCGATTTGTGCTATTGGTTCTCGTGGATCTGATATATACAATGCATCCACTATTCGGTTTGTGGCTATTAACTTTAAAATCACCAATACATCGTCAATGTTAAAGAGACAGGGAATTATTTCTGTCTTTCAAAATAATTTGACGGTGTCCGAGGATGAGGTTACAGCCACTACTGATGCAGCAGTAACTAATACTGGTGCAGTCTTGAAAGTCTACCAAGCTAACAACCTTGCCATCGTTAACTATCGTGCACCCACTGGATCATCTATCCGTCGCGTCGAAGGTCTTGTCTCTGGTGCGATACCATCTGGTCACGTTTTTACGCGATCATTCGCTGAAGGTGCTACTGATGTAAGATTACCACACATCGGCTCACTTTACCACGACATAACCTTCTCTGATCAACCTTACGCGTTGACCACCGGTATCACTACCGGTTCCGGTAATTCTCGCGTGGATATGGACAATTTGTTCACTAGTCATGTCAGCACATACTCAAACAACAGAGGTGGTGTGCTTGCGCATGACAATCATTGGGGAGGTGCTCAAGCACGCATCGATGGTCTATCCACAGTCGATGGTACTTCTATGATGGTCGAAACTTTCGTCACTTACGAGGTGACACCTTCAAATTCATCCGCATACTTTCCACTTGCTAGAGCTAGACCAGCAGCTAACATGAATTTGATGCAAGCTGTGAATAATAAAGCACAGCTCCAGCCGATTGCTGAGGTCGGACCAGGTCACGACCCACGTTAGCAATCAGCTCACCAGTCGAAACACAAAACAGTACCACCACCACCTATTCCAGAATCTAAACATGAAGGGTTTCTTGAACCTGGATCAATTGAAGATTTTGGTGTCGGTATTGCTGGTGGTGCTGCTTTAGCAGCTCTTTATGTAACTGCTGCAGGTTTTGCTGGTGTGAAATTCAAGTGAACACCTACTTAATGGTGTAACCTCCAC